TTATTTCGCCGCTTTCGGTTGCTTTTGATTGATTTTTCCTTCCAGTTCCTTAATTTCGATTGTTAAATCCTCGTTTTTCTTGGCGCCGGCTGTGTATAGGGCCTTGTATTTTGATAATTCATAATGCGCTTTTGCTAGTTCGTCGGTTAACGCCCCCACTTGCAGGCTCGCAAGCTGGTGTTGCTCTTGCAATTCTTCATATGACATTTTTTGATCGTTCAAAGTGTTTTCCTCCTTAATTTAACGTGCTTTCTATATTTTCAATCCGAGTTTTCAGGTCTCTGACAATAGGGATGAGTAAAGCGAACAGCCGATCATACATAATTCCTTCAATTTCACGGTTTCCGTTTTCGTCCGGCTTTCCGAAAAAAACAAATTCTTTTAGACCGGCTTCGAATACCTCTTCGGCAATTAATCCCGGAATTCGCTCGATATATGGCTTGTTTTCATCATCTTCTTGTCCACTCTCTAAAATTTCTCCATATGCTTCCACAGCTTTTTTATCAAACCATGTTTTAGGATTTAGTTTTAAAATATTTTCCGCTCTATCGTTCGGAAATTCCTCTATGTTAATTTTGTATTTTTGGGATGATGTCACCTTATGAAAGGTTCCGTACTGGTCCATATGGAGGTTTGCCGCCGCTGTGGTTGTTCTGTTATTAATTGAATACGACCAAATACGCGGGCCTCTGCTGTCTGTTCCAAGGTATAAACTTGGGCCGTTAAATTCTGTATCTGTCAGCGTGATTGTTCCTTTAGAAGCGATCTTTAAAGCATCATCAGCAGTTATCGATGTTGTATATTCGCCGTTGCTTCCCCTATTAAGTTTCATGCCGTCCTTTGCGTAGACAGTTACCGGACCATCTTTGGAAAATAAGACAACACTTCTTTCTGCAGAATGATATATACTCTTTTCACTATAAACAGAAACGTCTTCAAAGAATGAAACGAAATCCACTTTCTCCGCTCTGATTGACATTTGCGGCATGATTACATTAGTGTCAGGGTCTGTCCAACTATCCTGTCGAAGTTCGAAAACTTTTTCGTCATTTCTATACATAGTGATAAAATTGCCGCCGTACAGTCCGTTTTGGCTAGTCCCAAGTTGAGAGAATATTTCCATTCTGGATGTAGTGCCAGTAGAAAATGTTTTCCCGCTTGAAAGAGCAACTTTCCCTTTTGAAATCTCAACTTTGTTCAAAGATTCGTGTGACTCGTCATCAAGCCTATTGCCATAATCTTGAATGATACTACCGGAGGATATATCGAGTTCTTCATATCGTTTTTGATAACCGTCATATATCGTTTTTCTAAGCTGATAAATCTTGTTCGCTTCAATATATGAAACGTAAGCGCTGGATGGCGATAACGGCTCGATTCTCGCCCCTCGAATCAACGAACCTTCAATCGTAATCCCCTTAATCGTTCCAGCGTTGATTTTATCCGCAGACAAGTCTTTGATTAAGGCGTTTGTGATTGATTGTTTTTCAATATGATTTGTACCAATCCTCGTTGTTGCCGCCGAAAATTGTGCCGTGAAATTGCTGGGCGTACCTCGTGTGTTAACTGAACGAATGCGATAATACCAAACTTGATCAACGGCAGCTTCATGAATCCAGCCGCCCGACTTCCCTCTCCATAAACGGTTAGAAAAATTGACGGTATCAGGCGTGAAATCTTTCACCTGAGAGCCGTATATTTCATAAGCCGCAATATATGAGAAAGGTTCATAGTTCCAGTCGATAGCAACTTTTTCAAATAGGCCTTTGACAACAACTTTTGTAGGTGTTGGCGGCTTGGTGTCTGGAAAACTGTTATCATCTACAACTATATCCCGCCCCTGTTCGATTTCTCTTATCTTATCCTCTATCTGATCCAGACGCGTGTCAGGCTCGTATACGCTCAAGAATTGGCCCATTTCGACCGTTGCCGGGAAAGTCTGGTCTGACACATCATACTCTAAGGCAATCACACGGCCGAAAAATTCGATCGGATCAGGGATAGTTCGATCAAGAGCAAGACAGGTGTCGCCGAGTTCCACTGTCTCGTTAGTCAAAGCAACCTCAAAGGAATAATTGGTCTGTATTTGGGATGCTTCATTGACAAGGTGATGATATGTTTTTTGAAGTAATTCAACTGGGTCTTTAATGTTTTCGTCTTGCCATTTCCCCTCAACGTTAATAACGCCGTCTGGTGTCTGCAGGCCATATTTTTCTTTTGCTGGCGGGTATTCTACCCATTTTTGGCCTTTTGGTTTGTCTACCGGGTCGCCGTTCGCTTTACTCCAAACAACATCAGCGAAATCAATAAAGCGCGAGTCGTTTCCGTTTTCATCCTCGACACTGCCGCCCCATCCCCACAGGGCCGAGACCGGATAAGCCATTTCGGTTTCATGGATTTCCTCGATATTATAGCCGACCTCGAACCGAGTGCCGTTATCCGCGCCCCGCCGCTGCATGATGTTGACGACGCGTTCAATGATTTGATTGGTTTTGGTATCGAATGTGACAGTAAACTTTAATTCTCCGCCCCATGTGTTGATAATGTCCGTAATAGCATCATACACGCTGATATGATAGAAATTCGTTGAGTTTATGCCGTTGCTTGCTGTGACGTTAGCCTTCCATCGAGTGCCAACTAAGGCGCGTTCCAGCGCATCTAATTGAGTAGTGTTGTATGGCCGTATATCATCGATGATCTTTTCGAGTAATTCCAATTCGGCCGGCTCGCATTGCGCTATTTTCCCGGCCCGACCTTCGCCGTTCGTCCGGTCAATCTCCCGAATTTTATAGAGACGGAAAAGGCCGTCATTGTCTTTAAAAACGACCTGATTCAATCTCGCAACATGTTTGCTGTCTTTATGCGTGGCATCGCATGTAAATTGAAATGTTGATGATTTGTTCAGCTCTTCCCTGAATATTGCGTCCCAGAAAACACAGGCATTATCGGCGTCACTCGACAAGATTGTGAGCAAACTATCATTCTTGTCCAAAATCCATAAATCTGCCATGTGATCACCTGCCTTTACAAATATTTGTCCGTGAATTTCAGCGTGCTTGGCTGCGTCGCACTAATTGGTGTATCTTTTTTTGGTGGTATCTTAAAAAAATCAGATGTGATATGATATGCCGTTTTTTTGTCTTCTCCGTTCAGGGTTGCCGCTCGATTAGCAAAATCTAAAACTAGTTTATCGCCGGCGATAAAATCGAAATTAAGCAGGACGAACGCATTAACGCTCAAATCGTCATTTAAAAGCTGCACCTCGTATTTGTCAGCCGCTTGCGTGAATGTACATTCGATAATAGGGTATGTCGGGGCCGTTCCCGCACTCGTGACTGTCTGCGTTAAATAAGGATTCCATTTATAAGATACAGAAGAACCGCGCGCAACTTGCACTCCTGTTACCTCAGCGCTGTTATAATTTCCGTTTCCGTCAGCAGTCTGTCCGAGATAAATTGACGTACTGTCTGATTTTGCCGTGAATGTATGTGACAACTTTGTCCATTTGCCTAATATCGGAGCTACATCAAAATTTGTATATGTCCATCCATCTGCGAGAGTCCCAGCTTGAAGCCTGACCTGTCCCGCTCCGCTCGTTACCTTAAACCAGGCTGATAAAGTATAAGTTTCGCCTGCTGTCAAAGAAACAGAATCTTGTGCGTAACCATATTGTTCAGAAGCGACAGCAGAATAATAAAAACCCTTGGTGAATTTATGGTCATCCCCGTCGAAATCCGTAATATCCGTCAGTCCTCTGGTGTTCCCGGCGCTCCCTGTTTGCCAAGTTCTCCAATTTGTTAGACCATCGGAAAAATCACCATTTCTCACAAGATTTACCCCGTCAGCTCGACTCGATATATCAAATGACTGTTCTGCCCCGTACTTGTATGGGTCGGGGCATACGAAATTGACTGTACCTTTTCCGAATTTGAAAATCTCAGAAAGCTGCCCTTCCCCGTCTATCATGGCGTAATAGGTTCGATCTGGTTCATCCGGCAGAATCAACGGGGCTGGCTTATCAGTGATTAGCCATTCCGCGACTTCTTCCTTCGCCTTCTGCAGGTCAGCAACGCCTTTAATTATGATTCCAACGGGAATAACACGGGGCTTGACCTTGGTATTTCTGAAAAAAGCACCAGGACGGCCGGGAATCTCAATTAATTCCCTTTCGACTGGTGCCCATATCGGCCGTTGTGTCTCGACTGTCGCTTTAACAAAATGTTTTGTAATTCCATTAAAAGTGAGAGACATTATTTGTACCTCCGTTTATCCCTGAAATCTTGGCGGCGCTGCGCTTTCGTCATGTCTTTGTTTGTTGCTGTGGCGAACTGTCTGCTATTGATATTCATGCTCGTTTGAATAACCGGGATATCGACCTCTACAGGCTGATTTAAAACGGCGTTCGCAAGGTTCTGAATAGCCATCATAATGCCTGACATGTCTGATTGCGGCGTCTGCATGGATGGGGCTTTAAAGATGTTGCTTGTCACCGTCTGTGTATCTGGAAGATCAGGAATAGCAGCACTCGCAATCTTTTCAGAAGCCTTCAAAATGCCTTTTACGCTTTTATCCATACCGATTTCGAGACCTTCGCCCGTCCACTTACCAAACTGGATCATGACCTTTGAAGGCGATGCGATACGTAAAGCGCTCTTGATCTTGTTTGTCACCCCGTCAGCGATGCTTTTCGCTTTATTCCATACCGCATTAGCCATTGATCCGATACCCTTGATCAAACCATTGATAATGTCTCGGCCAATGCTGAAAAGGTTGATTCCCTTGAAAAAGGACATCACTTTATTCCAGATGCTTTTGATCTTGTTTTGAGCCGCGCCCATCTTGCTACCAACCGAATTTACAATGCCCTGAAACTTGCTTTTTACCGTATTCCAGATGCCGCCTAGGATATTTGCGAAAAATCCTTTTATGGCGTTCCAAACGCTGTTGATTTTGTTCCGAGTCGAATTCATAGAATTTGTAACAGCTGAAACCACGCCTTGAAACTTACTTTTCACAGTGTTCCAGATGCCGCTTAAGATGCTAGAAAAGAAGCTTTTTATTGTGTTCCAGACGCGATTTATCAAATTTCGGGCCGAATTCATGGAACTTGTGATGGATGAAACGATGCCTTTAAACTTGCTCGTTACCCAGCCCCATATCTTTCCGAGAGTGCTAGAAAAGACTTTGGAAATGCTGTTCCACATTGATTTGATAGGGCTTAGCAGTTTGGCGCCTAAGCCGCCAAAGAACTTGAGCAAGCGACCGATCCCGAATAGCTGAACCCATCCCCAAATTAATTCAAGGGCGCCGCTGATGATCTGTTTTGCCCCTTCCCAAACGCCTTTCCAGTCGCCAGTGAAAAGGGCTGAGAAAGTCTTAACAATCCCCATGATGATATTAATCGCGCCGTTTATGACGTTCTGGATCGCCTGCCATGTGCCGATGACAAGTTCTTTTATAACAGGCCAAAGCGTCTGCATGATTGTCCCGATTAAAGACATAGCCGTTTGAATGACCGTGGAAATGACATTCCAAACATTTTGTGCCGCCTGCATAATTTGCGAACCATTTTCATTCCAAAATTGCTGGATCATAGCCATTTTTTCTTGGATAAATGTTTGAATGGCTGTCATGACAGGGGAAATGACATTGTTCATTATCCAGTTCCATGCCGTTTGCGTGGCCGTTTTTATGTTGTTCCATGCGGTGATGACCGCTTTTTTGAACCAATCGGTTTTAGTCCACAGCAGGTATAATGCAGCACTGACGCCAGCGATCGCGGCCGCTACCAGGATGACAGTACCCATCATGGCCCCAAGACCGGTTACCAATGGCCCTATGATCATCCAGACGGCCGAAAAGGCAGCACGCCAGCCGTTTATCAGACCGATACCGATAGACAACGGCGATAAAAGCAATGTCAAAGCAGGCAATAACAAAGTAAATCCGGCTATCACTTTCGATAAAACCGGATGTGCTTCGTTAAATTTGATGATCAATTCACCAATTTTGGTTATGAAATTGTAGACATACGGCATGACGGCCGCGAAAACATCAACCAAAGGTTGAAATGCTTTTTGTAATGTCGAGATCATTCTGTTAAACGATTCGGCATATGTTTTATTCTCCATAGCCGCTTTATGGATAGAACCGTAAAACATGACAGACGTCGCTGCCGCTGCTATTGCAACGGATGTATATCTCATCAACCCCTGGTTGATCATTCTTGTCATATCGTTTAATTCTTTCATGTTTGCGTTAGGCCCGAGCATTTTCAATGCCAGAACCGCCGCATTCCCTTGGCGTGCCATCCTTTCAAGGTTCGACGTCACCCGCAGTAAACCATTATTCACAGTGTACAAAGGGTTTCCCATGCGCGAGAAATTGGCCGCGATCTTTTCACTTTGTCCACTGCGCGCCAGCATGGTTCCGACAGACTGAATAAAGCTGGCTTTCATTAAATTGTTGTTTTTCATCATTTCCTCGGTGGCTTTTTTGTGTTCCAGGCCGAGTTGATGAACAGCCGCCATAAATTGCTTATTCGTTCCTGTGTAAGTCCCCATACTGCGCGATAGTTTGAAGAAATTGAATTCAGTTTCTAACAACTGTCGTTTGAATGGAATAAGCGCCGCCCGAGACTCACGAAAAGCCGCTTTCATTTCAGCTGACATGAGTCTTAAACGTTCGTTGTATCGATTGGTGTTAAGGCCATCCAAAGACCTTTGGAGGTTTCGGATTCCGCGATCTGATTGCCTTGTTTCAAAAATCGAATCAATCACCACGCGTCCATCGCTCATATATCCTACCTCCCTCCGGATTTAATTCTTTTCGAATACGCGTCAAGCTTTGCATCTAACGCCGCAACCGCAGCCTCTGCGCTTTTCTGGTTCTTTTTAAGCGCAAATGCACGCTTTAGCCTCTTGATTTTTGCGATTTCGTCCTTATTGTCTTTTGTGGCTTTCGGAACTTCCGCTGTCCGTATTTCGATAATTTCTTTAAATCTGGATTTGCTGCTCAATCCTTTGAATAGCGCTTTGAATTTCCGCCAGTGCATTTTCCCTTGTTGCTCGAGCAAATCAATGTTGTAATCAAAAAGAAAGGCCGAATAAATGTATTCAGCATCTTCCACGAAATCAAAAATAGCCTCGTCCGCTGGCGCTTCTGTTGCTTCGCCATCGGGCAGGGCCTGTTCTTCCTCTTTGTCTTCTGACTCGTTTATGAAATTGTTGAAAACGGCATCCACAAACAAGGTGATGTCATCAAAATCCATTTCGTTTAAATCTTCTTCATTTTCAGCGAACATTCGCGCAAGCAAAACCCATTTTTCCGGCTTAGTGAAATCATCGTCCTCCAACAGTTCGAACGCGCGCAAAACGATATCGAAAGAAAGGGTCAAATTTATTTTTTTGCCTTTAAAAATTATGACATCTGGCTCGAATCGGTCGGTCAGTTTCATGAACGATCACTACTTTTTCAGGTAATTTGCCGCTTTATCCTCAAGATCGCGAGTCGCCTTTTCGTTCAGGTTCTTGATTACAAATGCCGCGACTTTTTGAACGTTTAGAATTGATTTCCCACTAGCTTCATAAACATGGTCAAAGCTGCCTTTCCCGAAATACAATTCGATCAGTTCTTTGACTAAAGCAGTCATTTTCTTCTCCGCCTCTTGCAGCTGCTTTTCCGTCGCTGCCAAGTCGTTAATTTTCTCGTATTCTTCATAAGACTTTTTCATTTTCAGATACACTTTTTCATAGCTTTTTAGGCTCTCGTCGTCGTATCTGACTTCAAACACCTTGCCTCCGAGTTCGAATTCCTGTACCGGTTTGTCTAACTCAATTTTGATAACTGCCATTTGTAAAAGCCCCCTTATAATTTTTCAAAAAGAAAAAGGAGCAAATCTGCTCCTTTATGCTGATGGTTGTGTCCGGGTTGAAATCGCACTCATTGGTGATTCTCCGGCCGAATTTACAGCCGTAACATTTACCGTTAAAAGTGTATCCGGCGCGATTTCTGTAAGCGTGCATGTAGGGTCTGTCACTTCTTTATAGAAAACCTTGTCCGCTCCCCTATATACCTTATATGATGTCGCCCCTTCTACAGCATCCCAGGTCACCGTAACTGAATCAGTTGTACTTGTGTACTGTAGATTCTGGGGCGCACTAGGGTGTAACTGTTGGTTCGGTAATAGTAGGCGTTCCGTTGAAATGGATCTCGACGGAGATTTCGCCTTTTCCTGGCGCCTCGCCGCTTGGCCCTTCGATACTCGCGATGGTCACCGGTCCTTCTGTGAGTGTGCCGTTTGGTTCTTCCCATTTAAATCGGGTTTCACGTTCATCTACTTTTGTTAACTTGCTGAAAATATAGTCCTGTGCCTGGTCGCCGTAATAACGGTGGCCCTCAAAAGCTAATGTAATTTGGCCGCCCATTACGGATGTTGATTTTAAGCCGCCGCCGTCAAGATATCCGGTTTGGTCGGTGTCTTCGTTCCCGCCTGGTTCAAAAGAACTGAAACCGCGCGCAAGCCTTACATATGTTGGTTCGGCTGCATCTGGTGTAATATCGATGTGAAATTTATGTTTTGATTGAATCAAAAAACCTTCATTTTGAGCCATTCTATTCACTCCTTAAAATATCAAGTTCCGCCCGAAACATGGCGGTGTATATGTCGCCCCATTTCGTTCGTTCCACGAAATTAGGTGTCACGTATAGATCACACGTAACAAAAACAAAGGAGCCGTCCGCACTTGTGACCGCTCCGTTTGATAAGCTGTTTAAATAATCCGCGATAATCTGGCATGTTGAATATGAAAGGCTGCCCTTTTCATGCCTGACCAGTATTTGAAAGGGAAAAACATAATTTTGGCCAGAATCAAGGTTTTTGGTCGGCGACGTCCCGGGAATCGGGAGGATGGCAATATCATTCCCCGTTATCTCTCCATCGGTCAAGGCTCCGACTGACAAAGACGTTTTGAAAATAGGGATATTCGTTTCGATGTATTTTTTCATCTGCTTCAAGAAATCCACCAATACACCCCCTAAATTGAGCGCCTTTTTAGTCGTTCAAGTGTCATGATCCAACGTGGGAGAAAGGCCGCTTTCGCCGCTTCAAACCACAAGCCCCGAGCGTTCGGGTTTTTGTCTTTTGAGAATTTATACTGCGGATTATAGTAAAGTCGCCGGGCATATGGCGTGTCCCATATGAGGCGACCGTTTTCAAAGTCTGAACTACGTTCCGAACTGGATATCAATGCCCCCGTGTCCATCGGCGCATAGTAATTGGAATCTTTCAGCACCTCAGAAGACAATAAGAATTGCGCCTCGCGATTGAATTCGTCGACGCGGTCCGGAATATTACTGATATCAACCTGAACGTTACTCCTCATGTCAATATCACCTCATAATGGTGAGGGTCGCCCGGGTTCTCGTCATAGCATTCCTTAACTTTGCTGACCTCGTATTTACGGCCATTAAACGTCATTTTTGAGCGTTCTGCAGGCCGTTTAAAGGGCTTTGAATGCGTTCGATCTATAAAGACTATAGACTGCCCTTCCACGTCGTCACGGACGTTATTCCGTACAATCCCGGTGATTGGTTCGACTCTTACTTTCGTGATTGTGACGGGTTCCGCTGTGTTGTCGTCCCAACCGTCATCCCGGCCGGTATATTCTTCATAAGTCACAGAATGTATCAGCAGATCTTTCGGGATTGGTTTAGCCACGAACAAACACCCCGCGATATAAAAGGCCCGTCTCGGTCAAAATGGAAAGGGCGGCCGGACTTATGCGCCCGGCGTCACGACTGGAAGATCCACTTGAATTGCTCGACGCGCCCTTTGAATAGCTGAAAGAACCAACGCTGACACTGTTCATTCCGCTGTCTTCTCCTGCGTTTACAGCCGCATCCCCGCCTTTTATGACGTAGAATTCAACCTGTGCCGCCGTCGCCTTCCGGACCAAGTCTTTGACGAAACCATCCGGTAACGCTTCGAATTTTCCACCGTATAACTTGTACTCCGTCACTTCGTCAATAACGTCACTTGCCCGCTCAATATAGCGTTCAAGATCGGCGTCGCTCGGTGCCTGAGAGCCTTTATAGACATTCTTGTAATAGTCCGGTGTGATGTAAGGCATCATCATGCCCCCTCTCATAAAAAAGAGAGAAGGGTTTTATTCCTTCTCTGCTTTTTCCTGTTTCTTCGCTGCTTTTTTAGGCTTCAAATCTTCTTCTTTGATTTCTTCATAGCCTTGAAACTTCAATTCTTCGATTTTTCCCGTGTCATCTTCTCGCAAAATTACATTCTCTTTTCTCAAGATTGCCATATTATCAACCTCCATTAAGCTTGTGCAGTAGTGACGTGAGAAGTAACCACGCCATCAGCTTTGTTTTTCAAGACGAAAAGATCATGATATAGGCGGTTTTGGTACAGGTATCCATCGCCTTGCGTGTGCTGCCCTGGCGCGAACAAGTAAATTGAGCTTTGTTTTACTTTTGCGACGATTGAGCCTTTATAGACGATGATCCAGTTAAGAGCGAATGATCCTGTCGCGCTTTGGAATCCAGTTGTGAAGTCGAAAGAAGTATGGAAACGGTTAGAATCCCAAACCTCGACCAAACGAACGCCGTCAATGCTTGTCACACGCGTTTCGATGGCTGTGCCTTGGTTTTGCACTTGGATTTGTCGGTTGAAATCCTGGCACTGCTCAAGCGCGTCCATTGTTTGGCTTGAAATGTAGCAAACAAGGTTTGCTGGGCCGTATTTGCGGACTTTTAGAATGTCGCGTTTAATAGCAGGGTAAACAGTATCTTTCGTTAAATCCTCAGCAGTTGCAAGGTTTTTATCAATTGATTTTGTCGCAAGTTTTGAGAAGCGATAAGCGTCGATTTCCGGCGCTGCATGTTCAGTGATAAAAGTACGTGTGATGTTTGCCGCACTTGCCGCCTGGTTTGATTCATCAACGTCCATTACATCAACAAAGAACTCAACGTCACGGTCAAAGCTGAGTGTATACGGCTCGTTCGTAGTTGTAACGTCTCCACGATTGAAACCGCCGTTACGCGAGTGATTTTTATAGCCAGTCAGGGAAATGGAAGGCACGTGAAACGTCTTCGCATCCAACCAATTAACGCTAGGCGTTTCGAGTTCTGTTGTAAGCATTGATTGCTGGAAAACCTGGTCTAACTCCTGAGTATACTTTTGAGCGTAGTTAATAGCGTTTGCCATTATTTAAATTCCTCCTTATCATTTGCCAAACAAAGCGCTGGCGAATGAATCTGTTTTAGTTTGTTTTTTGTGGTCGCCGACAGTATAGAATGCTGTGTCATCTTCTTCACCGGCTTCACCTTTGAAATGTGGGTACTTTTCAAGCACCTTTTCAATGGCTGCGTTCATATCCACCTCATCAGAAACAAGGGGTTTCGCAAGCGTCACAACATCCTGCACCGCATCCGCTTGCACACCAGCTCCCATGGCTGCGATTTGAGCCTTGAGGCTTTCGTTTTCGCTTAAAGCGGTATTGTATTTAGTTTCATAATCTTTCAAGCTATCGGCCATCTTCTCAGCTTCTGTTTTCTGCGATTCCTGCCACTCTTTAAACTTGGAAAGGCCTTCTTTTGCAGACTTAAAGTCCTCGATGCCAAGCTGTTTCAATAGCTTCTCTTGTGCTTTCTTCGTTTCCTTAGCAATCAGGTTGTTTACATCGCTCTGCGGCAAAAGCTTTTCTTGTTGCTGTTGCGTTGGTTCTTGCTGCTGAGGTTCCTGTTGCTGATTTCCTCCCGGATTGGCCGCCGGATCGGGGTTATTTGTAGCACCTGCGCCGTCTTCGCCTCCTTCTGCGAAATGTTGCAAGTCCAGTCTTAAAAATTTATCCATACTAAAACCTCCCGAATGGGTAAAAACTTCTGTTTTATTTACCGCCCACTACAGATAAACGGGCAAGAAAAAAAGCCGCCTCAGCGACTTTTTAAAGTGTTAATAATCTTGTGATATCTTCCGGCTTATGACCATCCCATTTAGGCGCCAATTCTAATTCTTTAACATCGAATAAATCCCAATGATCTTTATGATAATGGTAAGTGTAGTGACCTTGAGGTGTATGGATGCCAACGATGAAATAATTATCAAACATACTGCCATCATCGTGCTTCCAAGACTTCCATGCTTCTTTTTTATTCTGATTGCAGATTACCGAAAATAGAATCATTCGGTGATGATACAATTCATCAAAAGTATGATAGCCGTCACTTATTTTTCCGGCTTTTCCATTCGCAAACTTCTCCAATGCAACAAAAGGGACATTGTTTTCTAACGGCCCAGCCTCGCACTCAAAGCCGCAGCCTTTCAATTGTTCGACGATCTCAGATAGTTTCATATATTTTCCCTCCCCAAAATAAAAAGCCTTATCCCAAATAGGTAGGCTCTTTTTTCGTCTCTGGTCTTTTTGTTTGGCTTAATAGTAAATCACGGACCACTTTCTTTAAATCCTCGACATCGCTTTTTAATTGGTCGAGTTCCTGCTGCGTTTTCTCATATTTCTTCCTTGAAATGAACATTATTTACGCCCCTTCTCTTTAATTGCGGCATTCACACCCCAAGCAAAGCCATTGATAAAAACAAGCGAGACTATCATTACTTCAAAAGAAGAAACGGGCTTCGCGATATAAAAATAAAAAACACCCAACAAAAGGTTTAATAGAAAATGAATTACAAGTTTCAACACGGAACCCCCTAATATAAAATTTGCTCCCGCTCCCGGCGTCGAGTGCGGCCTGTCTCTTCGATAAATTCCCTCATTCGCTTTTGGCGCTTCAAAATTTTCGCCCTGGCCTGCTTTACCCCGGTTTCATCGCCCGCTTTTTCACACATGGCTAATTCTCGCTTTGCCTTTCGGATGTTGTTCTCAAGGCTCCGCTGCCGCTGGCTGTTTTTGTAGGCTTCGGCGTTTTTCTGAGCGTCTACAGGGTAATATCTCTGCACTGATATACCTGGCACAAAGGGGTATTGGAAATGACCGCAGTTAATGCCAAATAACCCGTCAGGCTCCCCTATGCTTGTGCTTGATAGGGATTTGTATTTCTTGTCCTTACCGCTTCTGCTGAATATCCTTCCCTGATATGGGGCGCATTTTGGCCGGGCGCCAATATGGGAACTAATTTCAACCAAATCAATGCCGTAACTATCAAAACGCGCGTCCTGCATTTCGTTTGTAACGTTGTTTGTGGTGGTTCTGATGATTCGGTTTACATATGCTTCGGCGTACTCTTTTTTTCCGTCTCTTTTTCTCAAGACAGGAATACCTTTGTCAGCCCATTTACTTATGGTGGTTCTGAGGGCTTCCTGCGGCGTTTTTAAGCCGGTTAATACATCGGCTTGTGTTTTAGTCAGGATGTCGATATAAACCTGCTGTGCGCCCGTTAACATGCTTGTATTGATCAGGTTGAATGAATCCAGAGCCTGCCTTTCGAACGCGTCTAAAATCGCCCAAATGGACGGGTCTTGTGCCACGGGTGCCGCTGCTATGATGGCCGCACCTTGTTTAAGTGCATCCTGCAGCACCTTTTCGTTTTGGTCGATGCCCTCAAAGCCTGCCTCTTTCAGTATTTTCTTTACCAGTGGTGGAGCCAGGCCGCTTTTTTTCGAGATAATTTCGATATTCTGCTTCGTTAGTCCGCCGATCTGCTGGATTTTCATGTTGTACCACTCGGTTATGTTCTGGTCGAGCAACTCTTTATGATGGCCAAGACGAATAGCGACACTCTCTAGGATTTCGGTTTGAATTGCTGAATACAGCTGAACGATGGGCCATGTTATCTGCTCCATCCGCTCTGTTGTCAAGCGTGCCATTAAGCACCGCCGCCAAATTGAGTGTCAATGTCCGGCATTTCATCCGCTTGCTCTTCCTGGGTTTCCTTAATGAGTTCTTTCGCTTCCTCTGGCGGAATCTTAAGGATGTACTGTAGTGCGTACCATTTCGGAATGTTCCCGTTATTCTGCAGCTTGAGCCAGAAATTAGAATCAGAATCTCGATCCTCTACAATGGAATCATCAAAATCAATAGTTACGACATAATCTTTTGCCGGTGTGAAAATCTTGTGTGTCTCTGCCACTTCACAAATGGTTGTAACCAGCTCTTTTAAGCTTTCTTCGATAATCGTTTCGTGGCTGTTTTTCGATTTATAGGTTTTGCTGTTCTCGCTGACAACTTCCGTTGCTGTTTTCAGCCCTTGTCCATCAAAAGTGAATGTCCCGGCGCTGAACCCTAATTTCATAGATACAACATCTAATTGAGTTTGTAGGGCTTTGGCGTGCTCATCAACGCGCAACTCGACGCTTGTATCAACAATCTTTTGATTATCGACGTCTTTAAAACTCATTGCAACATATGCCTCGTCATTCGCGTCAAAATAACGGTGCCGCTCACCCGTTATAGGATCTATGACATAGCTAATTGCCGTAGACGGAACAATAATCCGTTTTTTGCCGAGCCTGAATTCACGCAGGAAACTGTCGTAAATTGTGTCTAAAATCAACAGATCATCAATCGCATTTGCAAACAAAGAAATACCCAACGGTGATTGGAGATCGATATTGTTTGCGATATTCGGTTTTGTATAGATGAATGTCGGCCGCGTAAGTTTGGAATATACGACTTCGCGCTGCAGATTATCATAGATGGTACTCAGAGGGACTCGTGTTCCTAGCGTGCTTTCATCGGACGATTGGAATAATTCATTTCTGACAACGAATTTCGGACCGTCCCACCGGTTCCATTCAAGCAGCGTATAATAATTGTCGCCTTTTTTGAATGTGCTCAAGAACACACCCTCTTCAATCCGGCCATTTGAATAAGACAATGGTATAAAGCAGTCGGCAGTAACAAAACTGATCTTGACCTTCTTTTGTCCGAGCCGGTCTGTTTGCGGGTACACTTTCATAACCATGCCACCAAGCGCAAACATGTATTCAAGGTGATCCTGAAACATTTTATAGAAATTGTTGTCCGCGAGAACGTTTTGGATGTTTGCGGCCGTCGCATCGTCAGAAATGTTTATTTTGCATCGTTCGTTGAAAATGAGGCGCGCCATTTCCTCACTGGCCGTCTTCGGCATGTTCAGGCTCTTCATGCGCCTGGTCGTTTTACCGCCGCCGATTGTCGTATATTCGATTTCGTGGAAAGGCTCATCTTTGTAATTCATTAACTCTCCCTGATACAGTGGGAGCCAGACGTTTTCGATATACGTATAAAAGGCATCCGTTGCCGGGATGCCCTCTAAGTCTGTTATTGATTGTATTTCGTTGATAATGCCCATTTTCTGCAGCACCCCCTTTATCTTTGCGACTAGGCCCTTGAACATTGTTTCACCGCCTTATTTTTCGAATATCTCGAATACTTGTTTTTTGAAATAGCCCATATCGATAATTCCATCCAAATAAAGCCTTGCAAAATATTCGAAATCGGCTTCTTTATCTTCTGTCGGGTTAGAGGTTTGTCTTTTTATGAATTTGATACATTCGATAAGGTTATCCAGTTCCCGCATTTCCTCTTCATGACGCTTCTGCTGTTGCTCTCTCCATTCTTCAGCTTGCTTCCTCAAGGTTTGAAAAGCATCGGGCTTGTTTGATGGGGGCTTTATCGTCCCGGCTTCAATCGTGTCGGCTGTCAGGTCTTTGATTTTGGCATCATGTTTTTCTTCGTTTCCGGATAGATGTTCTACGATACGTCTGCAAACGTCAATTAATTCATTTTTATATTCAATTTTAGAATCCGTTCCAAGAAATTCCGCTGATCTGATTTTGATTTCTTTCATGGTTATCCCCCTATCACATAAGTTTTATAGAAATGGTTCACGCTATACCGGAATTCGTCCATTGCGTGGTTGTTCTCATCGATGGGCTTGCCGTTGTCATCCCGGCAGTAAAGCCCCGTTTCCTTAATGAAATGGTAATGATCGAATTTGTCATCATCGACCAGGAAGAACAAGCCTTCTGATAGTACGTTCTGCGCCCGCTCAATGCCGACCTCAATGCCTTTCGATGTTCCCTTGATGTCCTTCGCGTTGTTGTCAGCCCTCGTCGTATCAATCCCGAGTAAATGCAATTCCTCTCGTAATGACTTACAGGCCGGATCGACAAAGAAGTCCGCATAAAACATCTGATATTTTTCAGTGCAGTATCTAACAAAATCTTTGATTTCCTTCGCGTAAACACTCATCGCCTTGACTTGCCCCGTCTCGGCACCGGAATGGTAATAATGAGCCACGCGATTCAGCCTGTATTCCTTCCGATTGGCCTTTTTGTTGTCAATCATCGTTACGATGTTGCAAGAGACGCTCGTTGCATCAGATTGACCACCGTCAGCCGAGAAGAACATTTGAAAAGGCTTCCCGGTGAGTGTTTTTGTCGTGTGCTGTTCGAGATCAAGCATCCCATAAATAACGCCTTGAGGGTTTACGCGTTTGCCTTCCCAGTCCCTTTTCAGGAGATATGGGTTTTTGACAAGCGTGTTGTAAATCTCCTGTTTCCTCTCGGGGGTCAAAATCGGGTTGTCGTCGATAGTCCAATGTGTCCAGCGTGTATTCTGAACCTCGAACACGTCTTTGATAACCGGATGATTCGGGGCTGGTGGGTTAAGATCAGCCAGATGATAGCGCATCTTTGCCGCGAACGTACGCCGGAAACACTCTTGAATCATGTCCATATGCAGCAGATTGATTTCACAGAAGACGACAGAGCCGAGAGACATACCCGTGATGGCTTTCACACTGTCTACCTTCCCGCCGCCTTTATAGTAAATCTTCTTTATGCCTGATGGCGTCTGCACTTCTAAATGGTCGCCCAAGTCGTCATGCTTGACCTTTGCCAGATTCCCAAATTGATGTTTTAATCCGGTTCCGTCTCCGTCAATGAAAAGCCTGTACGCTTGCTCCTGGTTATAGGCCACAATTAAATGGTTCTGGTCCGGCGTCAGGCTCAAATAAAGCGCGTAACGAAAATGCCCCGCTGTCGTTTTTCCAGACCGGGGCGTTCCTTCGTTGGCCTCAAGTGTGTGATCGAATGGCCTTGTTATGATTTCCTGCTGTTTTGGTGAAAACTTAATTTCCATCGCTTTCACCTTTGTTCATGGCTTTGAACAGTTCAGCAACATTTGCGATAAGCGCTGTGTCTCCCTTGCCGCCTTTCAACAGCTTGATGCGTTCTTTCGTCAGTTCGGTTTCAGCTTTGATCTTTTCTATCTGCGCTTCCGTCAATTTGTGTTTGTTATCAAAGAAACCGATATGTTTTCCGATGTTCTCAAGCGCTTTGTTAGCGCCTGCTGAATCAAACTGATATTCGCCTGTCTCGACCATTTCCTTGCTTTCGTAATCAAAAGTCATAACAGGCTCTGCTTTCATTGACATCTGAGCAACCTTGATGAAGTTTTGCAACACCCAATCGGCGTCGATTTGATTCCTTTTGGCTCGCTCAGCTTTCATTTCTTCTATACGCGCGAGAATTTGAGGTTTTTTGAGGAGGTCTGCGCCTGTTCGATAGGCCGTTTTCTCGCTGTATCCTGCTCTTTTCGCCGCCTGAGTTGCGTTTAAATCTTTCATGTACTCCTGAATGAATAATTCTTGTTTCGGCGTCAATTTACTCACTACATCCTCACCGCCTCCAGCCATTCATTGTTGTTGATCATCCGTATTTAACCGCCTGATAAGCGAATTCTTGCGCCGCATCTGCTGAATGGGATACATAGATTTTTCCGTAATAGAACTTTTGCATTTCTCCCGGCTTAACCCAAAACGCCTGGAATCCTGATACATCGCCAACCCTTAACGGAACTGTATTGTCCGGGGATGCCTGGATTTCGATGAATGTAACGCCTGCCGCAGACAGATCAATCATTTTTTCTTCTCCTGTCGCCACTTGCCCTTGGACCATCGCGCCGACTGCCTGCCATTTTGGATGATTGTTTACACCCACACTTCCGGAAACCTTTTGCGTGGTCGGCCAGTTGTTTACATCAACACTCTGTGTTTCACCGCCCCCTGCGCCGGTAACCGGTAACGGGTTATCTTTTGTCACCGTCACAAACTCATCATTGGTCTTGTCATAGAATCTGACGCTTTGAGACACTCGTCATCACTCCTTATTTGGTTTTACGCACCGCCCAAACGGACAGACGTATTTATTCCCGGCCCATGTCCCCCACACGCACCCATGACACTTGTGAGTTTTACGGGCCGATTCTCTCGCCTTCTCGCGTTCTTCTTCTCGCTTGTCCTGTAAGTATTGTCGTAGAATCATAATCATTACCGCCTTTATGGTCTCGAGACAAATTCATCCTCGTTAATTGCTTCTTGAATCACGTTTTTCCCGATCTCAGCCATTCCCACGGCTTCGACTGGCGTTAATGCGTCGTAAATCGTCATTGTCGTGCCGTCTTTCATCTTGAACGTTGCCGCATATCCGTCGATCTCTCCAAAGTTTTCTTCAATCCACCGGATCAGCCCGTTGTTAGGCCCCGGATACACCCTTGTAACCTTCCCCATGTTCAAAACCCCCTTTTCTGAAAGTGATCAACTGCTTCTCTGAATTCGTCATCGACAAAGTATCTTGAAGGGCTAATGCCCCAAAGGTGCACAGCCATCCAAGCGCTTATTTTTATTCGTAGCAGTTTCATGACTTTGTTCTCCTTTATTTGCTCTGAGCTGCGCCCGTACTGGCAGGAACTTGCCCGCCCTCTTCCGGACGCATATCACAACAAACATAAAAAGCGACCTGCGTCATGCAAGCCGCTTTCCCATAACTATTGCCGCCCGTGATAAGGCTGTGACGAGTTCACCCTACAAAGTAGTTAGTAGCAAAGGCCTTATCGGCAATATGTCCGTCCGGGCTAACCCCGAACCCTAAAACCCGATGACGCCGTACGTACTTCGGGATTCTCCTTCTGCACATGGCAGATGAGCTCATAATAGCGAATTCATAGCGAATTGCGGATCTTGACCCGACCTACACTCATATCCGCTCGCGACACCCTAGCCATGTGCCGCCACCCCTGCATGAAACGCTTCACACGCTTCAAGGAAACTTTTCTACACATGGTAGATAGTCTGGTATGCGGGCAAGGATTTGCACCTTGCATGCAAACTTTGCTTTTTTGGCTATTTGCCTGCCCTCTTTGTTTGCGTAATGAGGTTATCCGCGTCTACCTATTCCGCCACCGCATAAAAAAGAGCGACCCCGCGTATTCGCAGTGCCGCCAATCTGTACATAGTTAAGGTGTAAGGTTCGATTGAAGAAACGAGAAACAAAGAAACATAGTAGGGATGTTCCTTGGCTCTATTTTAACCCACAGATTTCAAAGAATTTAAATCCGTGCCTTTTGTGCAATTCGTGCAATTTGATTCATCGGCCAGCTTATCAATGATTGATTCTCGGATGTTGCGAATATGAGAGAAAGAAAGCTGCATATGCTGTGCAATCCACCGATAACTTTTACCTTCCAACAGCCAGTGTAAAACCTCGTTTTCCCGTTCGTCTGAAATCCGGCTAATTCGTTCTTGCAGTTTCTGGACTTTCTGCTCGTATATCTCGATTTTTTTGAAGCGTTTCGACCTTCTGATAGTTTCGTTATATACAGGATCGCTTGTAGTGCCTTGCGCCTTCGGTAAAGATGCCTCAACCCCGTATTTTGCCGTTAACCCTTCGCCGGCATCCTCCAAGGATTCGCGCAGGACTTGAATGCTGTTCATCATCCACCGATAATCCTTTAAGATGCTTTCGATCTCTTTTCTATTCATGTCCGTTTCCTCCTTATCGTATATAAATAAAAAACGGACACCAAACAAACAGCGTAAATGCTGTAAGTTCAGTGTCCGCAGGCTTTCCGTCTTGGACGATTATTTTGTTTTCGTTATACCTTTATGATACCATAAAACCGAGTTTAAATGTTTCCTGACGGCCGCGCATGGCGGTTTTTTATTCCTCTTCAAATTCGATATATCCCCGTTTTAAAACATGGTCAAAATGAAAACTTTTGATCTTGTCTTTATTAATTCTGAGGGCTAACAGATACGCGCTGTAGTTTTCAAATTCCTTTCTCATCCCTCATTCTCCTTCCCGGCTCCGGCCGCTATTTATTTGTGATTGGATTTGTATAAATCCAATTCCGTACTGCTTTTTGATGCTCATTGAAACCTTGTTCGCATTCTTTTGAACACAATGACAAAGGCTCATTAGAAGTAGATTTTTCCGGCTTGTATTCACCATGACAAAAAATACACTTTTCCATTCCCTCACCTTCCCGGCTTTTATGATAAGAGGGCCGCAGCCCCCTTATTTGATATAAAACGTCTTGGATTCAAACGTCCCGACATAGTTGTTTTTCTTCGCATCCGTATAACAATCAAGCTGAATGACATATGACCCTTTCCCGGTGCGCTTCCGAATTTCGTTGACACTGAAAGACTTTAACGGCGTTGAGTTCTTGAAGTATCCCCGCTGTACAAGGTTTGTATCAGTTAAGCCGCCGCCCGAACGTTTTTTATAGACGCCAGCCGTGTAGTAAAGCGTTCCAGAACCCTTCTTTTCCGCCCGCCAGTCAACTGTTTTCGCTCCTGAATAGTAATTCGTGTCGTCGGTGAAAATCCTCGCTGTATGGCCGAATGCTTCCTTTTGCCACGGCGACCAGACAGCCGCCGCAGATTGTGAGAATAAAAGCGTTCCAGAAATCAAGAGTGACAGTGTAACAATGGTTTTGAATAGTTTTTTCATGAGTTATTCCCCTTCCCGGCTCGCACCGATGTTTATTTCTCTGCATCATGCTGCGCCACGTGCAAGAATATTGCTGATACCATTGGCAAAGAGACTAACAGCATTACAAGCAGTTGTTTGAAGTTTTCGAGATACATGTATCCATACAGGACGACGGCGAAAGCGCTGATCAGAACCAAGATCAAGCTGTAAAACCAGTTTCTAACCTCCGTCGCAAACACTAACCCAAGGGTGAACACGATGATTGCCGCAGATTCTCCGATAGTCGGCCGGTATCCCCACTGATACACGATCATAAATACCCCGCCAAGAGCGATTAAACAGCCCTTGATCACATTTAAACTCTTCACCCTATCTTCCCCCTTACATCATGATGAAAGCGACGAGAGAACCGATTATTGATGTTATGCAGATAGCTGTCATGTTATCCCGTAGATTTTTGTTTTCCCTCTCTCCGACCGCTCCCAAAAACGATAAGATAATTATGAGCAGTAGTATGATTTTGAATGCTATGATCATGCCTTCTCCCTCTCTAATTCATCAAATTTCTTCTCTAATTCATCGAATTTTTGTATAGCCGCCTCAAGGTATACCGCTAAATCAATAACCTCTTCCTGAGCGTGCTGCAACCATCCCCGCAAGCTGTACAAATCCGTTTTGACCTCGGTTCCGTATTTCTCAAGCCCCTTTTCTTGCTGTTTTTCTATTTTCTCGAATACGCTTTTTATTATCGGGTTTCTCATCATGCAGCCCTTCCTCTCTTATGATTCTGCCAACCATGGCACTGGACATCTTCACGCTTATTTTCTCGGTGATTTCTTTGATCAAAAGCCCCTGATCCAAATACTTTTTGATTTCGGCCAGCAATTCCGGCGTGCGCTCGATTTTCTTTGTCATTGGCGGGATGCCGAGACTTCTCTTGTATCTCAAGTAGATAGAAAACGTTTTGTATCCGAAATAGTCAGCGATTTCCGGTTCTGTCAGCCCTTCTTTTCGCTTCTCTTCCCATTCCTCACGAGTGAACTTCTTTCCGTGGCGTATTTTTTCGTTTCTGACGCCGTGCTTTTTCTTCCATTGTTTCAAATGCCAGGGCGCGACATCTAATTCGTCCCATGCAATTTCCTCGTCTGTCATTCTTTTGTCTTTCAACTCAAAATACTGCTCCGGCGTGAATCCGATTTCGTCAAGAATGCACATGGCGCTCACCTCTTTTTCCGCCGTCCCAATCCCAATACTTCAAATGCTGATCACTCGCCACGATGGGGTGTTTCTCGATGTATGCAAGGCGCTGTTCCTCCGTCATCTTCCAAACTGTCACTTCTCCCGGTAATCTTGGATTTTTATTTGAAGTCATATCCGTTTCCCCTTTCAGTTTTGTATAGAACGCCGTGCCATCTGCTGAACGGCACTTCCCTCTTAACATCCTGTTTGCTTAAGCCTTCCTCGAAAACCTGAATGACCTGCAACTCTTCCTGGTCGTAATTCGTGGCCGACCACTGAACAACGCGCCTTGTCATGCCGCAGCCTCCTTAGAAGGGGAGATCTTCATCTGAAATATCAATCGGCTTACCCTCATTGGCAAACGGATCATCAGGAAAGCTATTCCCCTGCTGCCCGCTGCTCTGGTTCCGCCCTGCGCCGCCCTGCTGCCTGCTATCAGCCTGACCGCCGCCCTTCGGATCGAGAAACTGCACAGATTCGACGTTTACCTCTGTCACAAACACCCTTCGGCCGCTCTGATCGTCATAACTTCGCGTTTGAAGGCGCCCGTCTACGCCTGCCATTGATCCCTTTTTCAGATGATTCGCAATATTTTCACCCGTCTTTCTCCAAGCGACACAGTTTATAAAGTCCGCCTCACGTTCTCCCTGCTGATTCGTGAAAGTCCGATTGACTGCTAATGTAAAGCTGGCAACCGCCTGCCCTGACTGGGTATATCTTAGTTCCGGGTCTCTTGTTAATCTTCCGACAAGTACCGTTCTATTCAGCATGTTTTTTATCCTCCGTTTCTACTCCCCATCCGACTATGAGTTGTTTTCCTGTAACGTGCGATGTCAAAAGCGTGTTTGTTCTGTTTTTGATTTCGCATATAAAGCCTTCTGACTCTAAAATTTCTTTAATGCGATAGTAAATAACTGCATCCTTTAAGTCGTAATCATAGACCAGACTATAGAATCCTTTTTTGACAGCATTTTCGATCGCCTTCTTAACATTTTGGTATTCGTCTGAATATGGTAACTGCCGCATGATTTTACCCCTGTGGATTTCAGCCAGTTCACGCGCAGTTTCCGCGTCTATCTTTGTTCCGAATACATCATCAAAGAACCTGCTTATTTCAACGTTTTCATCTTTTAAAGCCTCTTTGATACGCAGCATTACCGCCTTGGATTTTTCCTCAAAATTATCTTTTTCGAATTCAATTTCGAGTTTAACTGTATTTATTGTCCCGTCCCTGCTTGCATCTTTTATATAGGCCATTTCCTTTTCTCCTTTCGTCTATTTTCGACAGGAATCGACATTCTCAGCCGAAATTTTTTACCCGCGCTTCTCAAGCGCAGCCCTTACCTCCTGCAAATCGCAAACTCTCCCGTCAATCTCGACATGCTCCAAATCTTCGTTTAAAAAGCCGTAGCGACGTTTTAACTCTTTCAGACTATCTATGTCTCTCCAAAGGGTGTCATGCCCCACAGTGCGCCCGTATTGGTTCTTATAACGGATGATCAGGCGCTTAGATTTTCCCATTCTGCCAGCCCCATTATTTGAACCTCGATCCCGGGTTCTTTTCCGTAAACTTTGGCTCCTATGACCATGAAAACTTGGTTATCATCATGCCACGCTGTTTTATTCAGAGCGTCGAAAACACCTTTTACTAAATTGTCGATGTCCGGCTTTTTGATGTGTACCGTTGAAATGGCCTCCTGTTGCTTTTTCTTTGACCAACTTTTTGGAATCGGCATGGAGAAAAGCACCTTTACTACAGTAGGGCCGGTATAAAGCTGCTGTCCTTTCATCTGCTTCTGTGCGTGCAGCTTGATGAAATCCTTATAAGCTAAATACCTCTGTGCGTTTTTATTCACGAATTTCCCGCGCCCGGTCATCCGAACGGCTCCCATCGGCTCGACTGGTATGTTAAGGGTGATCATTCCGCCGCCTCCCTTGGTCTGTAGATTAAAGACGGCTCAATTCTACCGGGCGCAAAATCAATTTCAGAGTCTCCACAATAAGGGCAATAAACTGGATACTTTTCTTGTTCTAACAGAATCAATTCTTCGCATTCTCCGCATTTGTACTCATACATGACTAGGTTTCTTCCCATTATTCCGCCGCCTCCACTTCGCATTTGGCACCTTTGAAAACAGTTTCGTAATGTTCGTTTGTATAATGCCCTCTCAATTCCCGGTCGACTTCAAGTGTGACCTCGCCGACATTACCAAACTTCTTTTCTAAATTGTTTTTAATTATTTGTTTCACTTCTTCAGGTGATAAAGTCACTTGCATTTTCATTATTCCGCCGCCTCCAATAGATCAGGATTTTCATAGACTGTTCCGAGATATTCCGAATCCGGCCCACAATCGGCAAGAGACTGTATTAACCCACCGGGATGTTCCCCATAAAATGCGGCTAGATCGTCGTAAAAAACAACCTTGAAAATTCTACCGAGAGAGTCTTTTCGGATGTCTCCCTCCCAAATCTCCCGGCCGTTTTTGTCCTTCAATCCGGTGTATTCTGTGACCGGTGCCTCTTCATCTGTGAAAACTCTCCAATCAGGCAAGAGGACCACCCCGCCGTATTGATTGACATACTCCGTCCGACTTGTGAAATATTCAACCCCTAAACCTTTTTTATGATCTTCTGACGCTACGAATCTATAATCGCTGTTCCCTTTCGGGTAAGAATTTTCGGAATAAATCATTTTGTTACACTGCTTTACAAATGCCCGATATTTTCGCTCTCTCATTCCGTCGCCTCCAATAATAAATCAGGATTTTGATAGATATTGCCGATGATTTCATAATCTTCATCACAGTAATTTATATCCCCAATCCAGCAAATACCTTTCCCGTTTTCTTCAAATGTATAATCTGAATAATAACGGCTATTAATATTCTCCAAAGTAAATGATCCATCCCGAAATCCAACTGAAGCAGTAAAGTGTTCTTCTATTTCGTTTCCATCAAAGAACCAGTGCACGCAATGAATAATGTCCCCCTCGTAAATCTCGCGGTCAGTATTATCCTTCAATCCGGTGTATAAATCCCGGCTGATCAATTCATATTCATCTGAGAAGACTGGAGACAGCTTGGCGGCTGCTCTTTCTTCCAATTGCCCGATGTTGTACCATTTCATTTCAATGTTGCCGCTACCTTTATGCCTAAATGTGTAACGAATCTTGATAATGTCCATTCCCCTTACCTCCCGTCATCTTGTAACCATTGTTTGATCTGTTTTTCCCTGTATCCGGCCTGTAGTATGATCGACAGCAGCGCTTTGACTTCTTTCATTTCGCCGATCCCCACGCCTGCTTAAAAGCGTCTTTCAAACTCGGCGGTCGCGTTTCCGTCACCGATCTAACCGGGATACCCACGATGTAGGTCGTGCTTGTTTCTTGGATCAATTCGCGGTCGTTTTCCTTAACCATTTTTCGAATAAATACCTTTTTGAATAGTCCGCCGTACTGTGAATTGACTTCTTTTTTGATGATTCTCATATCAAATCCCACCATTCAAACACTTTTTTCTGTTCCTTCTTTTTCCGCCCGATCAGCCGGACGATGAGTCTTTTGATATTTTTCATTTGCCGCTCCCTCCTTAATCTCTCCACTGGAAACCGATATTTAAATTGACTTGTTTCGGGCTTAAAATTTTTATATCAATCCAGCTATTAATGAAATCCTCTAAATCCGTTTTTGACATAAGGTGTATTTTAAAAGTTCCTAAATCGATTAAAGAGAAGTCTCTAGCGTGGCTTCTGATCACCCACGCATTGTCACCTTTAACAAGGAAGAATCCATCCTGTATATCATCCACAGAAAGCCCTTTCGGCTTCTCCTGTATCACTTTTAAATTAATTGTCATACCTTTACCTCCTGAATGCGTTTTAATTCGCTTGTAAGCTCTTCAAACCATTGCCTATCCTTTACGTCTAGGGCGAGGTCTATTAGTGCTCTGACGTCCGCCTGCGTGTATTTTGGTGCGTTTCTTGGTGATAGTTTCGTTAAGGTTACTTCGTGCCATGTTGCTGTGAATCCGTTCATTTTCAGAACCAAAATATTGCTGCCTTCTGAATGAAGCACGTACCCGCACACTTTTTGCGGGTTCTTTTTGAAGGCAACCCAGTCACCCGGCGCGAATCTCCTAAACATTATGCGCTCTTCTCCTGCTGCCGTTTTTGAATGATCGCATCAAGCCGCTGGATGGTATCAGTTAAATCCTGTTTCTCAATCTTGCAATTCGGGCAGGCATGGAATGCGACCATGCTGCCGGATTCCTGCCTGATAACCTTTTCGCCATTGCACAAGCTACACATTGTGAATCCTCCTTTAATCAACTTTTAGACCTATTTCAAAATCAACACGTTTAAACGTGCCTTTTACCGTTTGAATAATTGATTTTCCGTGTTCCGGGGCGTCCATTGCGTGCGCCGTCCCGTTGTTCCCATCCACCACAATGACGCGGACTTTGCCTTTCTCCATCGTTCCAGTAAAACTAAGATCATCATTGATAGTAATAGGTTTTAATTTCACTCAGCTCGCCCCCAGTGTGCTATAATTGAATTACCCAGTTCAAAGCATCGGAGCCTTTAGGTTTCGGTGTTTTTTTTATTGGTCTTTTGGCAAACTTGCTAATCTATGATTTAACAACATCCTGTCGCCTTCGATGATCACAATGTAGTCCTCGCACATTTCATAAATCCGTGTGCCGAGTGCCTCGTCTATTTTTACAAGCTGCTCGATATTCCATTCGCTCGATATCATGATTGGTTTGTGATTCAGATAGCGATAATTAATGACTGAGTACGTTTGTTCAACCTGCCAATCTGTTGCCCTTGGCTTTCCGTTCAATGGCTTGAATAGATCGTCTATGAAAAGGACATCGACCTCTTTCATGCGCCGCAGCTTTTCTTCCAGCTTTTCAAAATCGTCTTTCAGATCATTGAACCCCTCGACATAAGGGAAATATTGAACAGGTATGTTCTTCGACTTAATCAACTTGTTTGATATGGCTGTGAGAAGATGCGTTTTCCCCGATCCCGGCTGTCCCAGAAGAGCAATGCTATTTCTTCGTTTGTCCCGTATGTCCTCAAAATCTTTGTAATAATCAACCGCGCAATCGTAAGCCTCGATGATCAGTTTGTCTTTTCCTTCTGTAACAAAATTCTTGAACTGCAATTTCTCAAACTCCGCTGTAATGTCGCTTGAGTTCATCAGCTTCCTGATTCGACGCCATTCGACACATTTGCATCGCACCCATACCTCAATGCCATCCTTTTTTTCTAAATAGCCCAATTCATCCTTACAAATGGAGCAGTCATAATCAGCCTTTTTTTCTGAGGCGTCCGACTCTGTTGCCGAAGATTGGGCTGACCTTTCCCGAAGCTTCTTCATTATTTCCGCCAAAGTTTTGTCCGTATTGTTGGCTGCCATTTCTCCGCACCTTTCTCTCTTCCTCATTTTTTCGAACTGTTAATTCGTCATATTTCTTTCGCAATTTGTCAGGGCTAAGTATGTTTTGATACCAGAAATGATGATTAGTAGACCATACAATCATGGCCTGAATCTCTTTCCCTTCTCTGCCGTCCTTCTCCATCATTAACCTGAAAGTATTTGCCCATTTTTTGAAGTTTGGTTCTTTCATATCAGGGGCGTTTACTCGGACGCACTTCCACATTAGTTGTGCAAGCTTCATATGGTTTTCATCAAAAACCAAACGTTTATTATTATTCTTTTCATTCTTCTCATTCTTTTCATTCTTGTTTAGGCTTTTCACTGGCTTTTCACTGGCTTTTGAGTGGCTTTTTTTCTGGCTTTCTTCTTCACTTGCATTCTCATCAAACCCTTGATACTTCTCGTAATTAAGCACTTCGATGATGGTATTTTTGCCGGCTTTTTTTTCGAGCAAAATCATGTTGTCTTTTTCTAACAGTTCAAGAAACTTCTCAACTTTTGTCCTTGACCATTTCCACCGATCGGCAAGTTTTCTGATGGATGTAATCCGCTGCCCCCGCTTCACTTCCACAAGATTACCGTCCATCAGAACTTTATTATCTGCATGGTTCACCATCATCAAAATGTCTATCCATGCTTCAAATTTAGTGAAGGCCCGGTTCTTCTCATTGGAAGGAAACAGCCAGTGATCCTCAAGTTTTCTATGCAATTTAATCCAACCGTTCAAAGCCTTGGCCTCCTTTATTTCTCCCCATCAGGGGCATTCATTTAAAAATATTGATAGTTGGTGATGATGACTTCAGACAAACCGTATTCCCTCTCTATTCCTTCCTCTATCCGTTCGATATCGGCAGGGGATATTCGATTTTTTCTCATATACGTAACAAACATTCTGCCGTCCCCTTCTTCTTTGCTGGTCCTCACGTTATAGTAAACAACTAAATGCCTTCTTCTGCTCCGTCTTATCAATCCTGATCCCTCCTGTCATAATCAATGGAAATCCGCATATAATTCTTCGATCTGGTTGCATATCTCGTGTTGCCAATCAACATCATTTGTCTCGGATGCAAGCAACGACAGGTTCTTTAAGGCGGCCACCTTACGACACTTGTTCAAGTTTGCATCCAGACAGATTTTTAGTTCGCTCATTTCCTCCTCAGTCAACGCCCTTTGGTTGCTCTGAATGTTCCATAACTCTGCCAATCTTTGATGTACTCCCCACATGGAACGCTTCTCCCTTCAAAGTGAAATGATGATAAAGCCCATGAACACATACCAACCGAACAGGATGGCCGCCAGCACGACGGCCGTGATATTCTCGGTTCTCTCCTGCTGTTTCCGCGACATCCGCGCCCATTTGCGGGCGATTTTGTTCATCGTGATGCGCCGCCTTTCTTCTTAACTTGCTGCCGGTGCGTCAATAATTTCCGGCGATTCCTCAAAATCGTAAATCGGTTTTGGTTCTTCTTTGAAGCTTGAATGCACCGTTTCGTCCCTCGTTATTTGATTCTGAATTTCGACGCTTATCGGCATGTATTTAACAAGCTGCTTGATAACCGTCTTTTTTGCCATTGATTCATAATGATCAGCCCAAGGGCCAAAATGCTCCCCGTTCCTTTGTGACTTGCTGAATTTATCGCGAACCTGATTGACTTGATCAACGCTCATGACCGTGAAAGCATGGCCGCCGTCTTTGAATCGAGCGTAAGCATAGAAACATTTGAGATTGCCGCGATCAGCTGCCATCGTTGGCTTATGATATAATCTTTCGTTTGTCCCGTACTCAAAATCAAAATCGTCCTTTTCGTAGACTTCATTCGCAACGATGCTCGTCACTTGCCCCGACCTTCTGACTAATTCGATCAGACCTTTATATCCGATCTGTAGCTGAACCTCTTTGACCCATTCATCTTTTCCTGTTTCCGGGTCTTTCTTTTTGTTTTTGAAAGGTACAAGATAGGCTGATCCAAGCGCGTCCGGTTCTAAACCAACTTGTGCCGCTTGCATCACGGCCCCGAGCAAAGATTCAGGCGTACACCCTTTAAGAGCAGGATTTTTTCTAAACTCTGTAACCGCTAAACGAATCAGCCTGTCGGCGTCCAAGTGTTTAGGCAAAGCCATTTCAAACGATTCTTTATGTTTCATCATTACATCAAGAATTGTTTTTGGTTTGTCACCTTGAGCAACCTCGTTTTTTTGTTCCTGCTTTGCTATGTCATTTTTTAGTTTTTCCGCTTGCGTCATCGCGTTTTTCCCCTTTCATTACCTAATTGAAAATCTTGAACCGTTACCCTCTTTCACATACTGCCTGTAGATGTCAGGGTGTTCTCTCTTGAATTTGTCTTTGTCAAAGCGTTCAACCGGGAACCTCGACCAAGTGACTTTTTTGTCAGCAACAAAACCGTGTTTCCTTTCACCGAGAATCCCTTTGATCTCGTTTTCAATGGCCTGCTTCCGTTCTGTCAGTTCGTTGATCTTCTCTTTCGTCCGTTCGTATTCTTCAATCTTGCTATCAAAGTATCCCGGCAAATCAACTGAATCTTCGACCTGCTCCGGGTACATGGCATCCAGTAAATCTTTTGATGATTGCGACCCGTCAAACGGTGGCGGCACTCTTTTAGAAACGTGTTCATTCCAGAAGTAGGCGGCCTTTTCTTCCATGATCCGAATCAGTTCATCGTCGCGCTTGATCTCATGGAATCGCCAAGGATTCACAACGTCACCTAATATAAGGGCGGCCAAATGCCATTTTTTGAACCCGGTTACGCTCATGTACCATTGACATTGAACAAAGTACGCATCTGGCACGCTATCCGATGTCCATTCATCGCGCTTGTATACGGTGGTTGTCTTGCACTCAAGACCTTCCTTCCGGCCGACAATCAGGCGGTCAACATTCGCCAAAAAATACGGGTATTTCTCATGTTGTAAAATGGCGTTCCGCTTCTTCACTTTCAGCCCTTTCCTCCGGCTGAATTCCTGGGCTACGATGTCCTCCAATAGATTCCCGAGTCTTGCCGCCTCGCTTTCGTTATCCTCTAAAGGACTTTCGCCGATCTTATCCATGTATAATTGAATGGGACTTTTCCATTTGTTAAGGCCGAGGATGGCAGAAATATCGCTCCCGCCAATGCCTCTCCGTCGCGCTTCCAACCATGCTTGCCGTTGCATTCCTTCGGTAGATGTAAGGACTTTCGTCATTCTTTCACCTTCTATATTGTTTTTTGGCAGAAGACTGATATACTTATATTTGGGAAGTTTATCTTGCCTTTCCACCACCCAAAATTTAACACTTGGTATTTGATCTGGTTGAACCTTTTTTAAAGGTTCTTTTTTTTATGCCTCGTCGTCTTCGTTTTCTTCCTCTTCTTCATACCGCAAATAATCCTTTGGATAGCCGTAACGGTTGATTTCTGTGATAATTGGGTGTTCAATGTTCATTTCCATCCGCTCCTTTCCGTGCCATTAGGTATTTGTATAGACTTAACATCACCTTTTCTTCCGAAGAAACCTCTTCATACAGCAGTCGAATCGCTCCTTTAATATCCTGTTCTGAGTAATTCATGTTCTTGGCATTTCGTAAAAAGGAAGATGCCAATTCATATTTTCTGTGATTCATTTTTGATGTCTCCTTTTGACGTATTGATCCCACGACAGATGCAATTCAGGATAGTTTCGGATTCTCGCGCACCATTCCCTAACCTCTGACGCTGTTGCCGGCCTGTGAAGGTAATGGAGCATTAATGAACCCTCCTTGTCGGCGGTTTAACAGGCACAACGTTCAGCCCTCTTTTGGCGAACTCTGACGCAATTTCATGTAGTTCCACTACCTTTTCAGGATGCTGCATTTTCTTTAAGTCTCTGCTGTGATCGACTATGCTACCCGCAAGTTCTATACACCCATCAAAATCACCCTCTTTGACGGCATCCTCCAATAGTTCAGAAACGAGAAATTGCAATGACTTGTAAAGTCGTTCCGCCTTCTCCCTGTCGGACTTCAAAAAATGATTTAAGTTCATTCGAGCCACCCTTTCGCTTTCCATGTAATAGTTGCTTTTTTGTAGCACTCTTTGAGAGAAATGTTGTATTCCTTCGCCAATAAAGCCACTAAGTTTTTAGCCCATGCCTCCACGTCCAGAAGCTCCTTTATAACCACTTTAATGCGCTCCCTTTCTTCCAAAGAGATCAGCTTCGGATTCTTAACAAAACTCACATCTGCAAGCGTCTGGATGGCTTCTGTCGCCTGTGTGACCATGATCTCCTCAAAAGCCAATCGATGTTGTTCTACTGATTCCCCGGTGAAAACTGGCGGTGAGCATCCATCACTGAATTTGTTCATGATTCCCATTGCGTAAAATGGTTGATCGAATTTTTTTAATGACGTTTCCGCCACATCCCACGGCATTTTCCTTGTTCCGTTTTTCATTTTGCTGACCATCGACTCAGAAACGTTTAAATCAAGGGCGAGTTGCCCGTTTGTCATATTCTTTGTTTCAAGTAGATGCGCCAGTGATTTAGACACTATTTCCGGCATTCTTGAACTCTCCTTTGTCCTATGTTCTCTATTTTTCTGTACAGATTATGGATGTATGATTGATATAGAAAGAATTAAGCAGATTGCGACTTGATGAATTTATTCACGAAATATATCTGCCCTTTGCCTGTTACCTTCGGTGTGCGTGTGGTTTTGATCGATCCGTTGCCGCTTACAACGGTGCTTTTCTTGATTTCAAACAGCCCCATATCCATACTGCGTTGAGTTGGAAGGTTAAATGATTCACCTTTCTTTCGAATCAGATAGCCGTTCTCACGCAGCCATTTGAATAGTTTGTTTTGGCCAATCTCGATGCCGTTCTGCTTGAGGATTTTCGCTAACTCACCCACCAGAACGGATGATTCTGACGCTTCGACCGCATCGGCGAAAAGGGCTTTAGGCTTCATTGTTTCGATCTGCTTGCTTTGCTCTTTCATGGTGTGCAGGGTGACTTTAAAAAGCTGTTTTGTTTGTTCGTCAGCCTGCGGCAGATACGTTTGAATGAATAGATCGTCATTCGCTACATAGCCGCCTGTCTTTCTGATTGTTGGAATGACCTCGTGAGTGATCCATCTTTTGAATTGTTTGGCCTCTGGTTTGCGGCTTCTTAAAATCAGAGAATAAAGACCCGGCTCGTTGATGATGAATGTTTCTTGATTTCGTCCTAATGAATCGGTGACCGGAACACTATTCCGCTCATCTTCATCTAGTAAATTCACTGATTTTCGAGCGTCCGTAATTCCTAAAACATCACAAACATCTTTTGCAACAAACCAAGGTTCACCGTCCTTAACAACTGTTCGAACCTGCTGATCTTGATAATTGAAGACTTTTTGCAGTTGATCCATTTAACTCACACCTTTCTTAAAGTAATGTGTGTTTTCTTCGACCCATCGCGTATTGCGCTCTACCCATTTGAAAAGCATCTGTGTTGGAATTTTCTTTCCGAACTCATCAGTAACCGGAAAATCAGGTCGTGACATCAGTTCAGACATTTTGGTAGGGCCGCATCTGAGAACTTTCATTGCCTCTTCTCTTGTCAGGATGTGGGGCAGTTCGTTCAAAGAGTCTAAGCGATCAGTTAAAATGTCCATTGCTCTGTCGGCTATCTTAGAAGCGAGTAGATCAACAAACTTTTCGTCGTATTGCATAGTGAACATTAAAAATCCCTCCTATGCTGTGTTTTTGCCACTACTCAAAACGCGTACTTGATCATCAAAAAAAATAGTCCAATCAAAATCGAGAATCTCAGCTATTGCTTTCGCTGTCGGGACGGATGCATTACGTTCCCCTTGTTCAATAGAGGCGTAGGTCGTCCGTGCGATTTTCGCTTTAGAAGCTACATCTTTTTGAGTTAATCCTTTTGTTAAGCGCTGATGTTTTAGCCATATTCTTTGTTTGGTTTTAGTGACCATTTTTTCACCTCCGATACGCAATTTGTGTCGTTGGTTATAATATACTACGCATTTTGAGTCTTGTAAACCCCTTTTTTAAAAAAATTACTCTTTTCGAGTCATCGCTTACACTACGCTAAATGTGTAGTTATAATGGTGTGGAGTGTTACAATTTCTGTGAGGCGATAAATTATGAATTTTCCAACCAAATTAAAAAAATTACGCGAAGAAAAAAAATTAAAGCAACAAGATGTTGCTGATAAATTAGGTATAGCTCGCACCACATACGCATCATATGAGCAAGGGAAAAGGGAACCTGATCATGCAACGTTGGTGAAAATAGCCGACTTTTTCGGAGTCTCATTGGATTTCCTTTTGAGAGATGTAAGCGAAGATTTTCAAGATAAATCTTTTAAGGATGAAGCAAAAAAAATCTTAAATGATCCAAAAACATTCCTTGCCGCCCGTGATGGAGAAGTTACACAGGAGATTTTAGATGCTGCCCTCGAAATCATTACGGAGCAACTGAAAGAAGGCGGGAAAAAGAAATCAGATTAAACAAAAGTATTGTAAGTCCGGTCACATATAATAAAATGGGGGGTGTTTTATATGGAAAACAAAGAATTTGAATTGATTTTGAAAGAGATTCAGGCTATTAATAACCGTCTAACTGATCTCGAAAAAAATGTAGCGACTAAAGATGACATCAAAGCATTAAGTGAGAAAATCGATTCTCAGCATGTCGAAAACATCAATTCGGATAACCTTCTACTTGATGAAATCAGCTCCCTTAAAGAAGGCGTCATCTTTGTTAATCGCAAAGTGGCTGATGCAGAATTCGAAATTCATACATTAAAAGCCCGCAAACAACAGTGAGACCTTTGTCAAAACTGGTAAAATCCTGTTGAAATTGTATGTATTTTATCCTATTATAAAAGACGTACATATATATGAACTGGGGGAACTGAACGTGGGAAAAGAAAAAACAAAAAAGCCAATTTATAAGAAATGGTGGTTTTGGTTAATCATCGTTATCATCATCGGGGCAGCAGCATCAAATGGTGGAAATTCAGAGCAAGCTTCATCAACAAATAAAGAAAAATCCACCGAGAGTAAAACGACTGAAACGAAACAAGATACGAAGAAAGAAGATAAGAATGTAGAGAAAAAGGAAGAACCGAAGAAAGAAGAGACAAACCCTAAAATTGGCGACGATGTGAAAGTTGGCGATATGAATTATAAAGTCAATGGAAAGAAAACAGCCGATCAGGTTGGACCTTCTGCCTTACCTCAAAAGGCTAGTGATAAATATCTAGTCATTGACGTCACGTTAAAAAACAATGGCAATGATAAAGTAACCGTCGATGCTTCATTCTTCAAGCTTAAACGTGGCGAAAAGACTTATGAAGCTGATTCCGCCGCAAGCATGTCAGCGAACCAAAGCGAGGACGGCAATATTGACAATAGCTTTTTCCTTCAAAACTTGAATCCTGATTCTACGATTAGCGGAAAGGTAGTCTTTGATGTTGCGCCAGAAGTGGCTAATGCAAAAGACCTTCAGCTACAAGTGCAAACAGGCGCATGGGGAACCGAAACCGGTATCATTGATTTAAAATAATATGATTAATTTTGTTTTGATGAGAGGAGTATGAACATGGCGTTTATCCAAGTAACACTAAACAACGATGAAACACAGTATGTGAATGTTGATCATATCAAACTTATTAAAGCCCAACACGGAACGACTATCATTGATTTCATTAATGGTGATAAATTGTCTATTGCAGATAAGTTTAATGATGTAATAGATTTACTACCTGACGTAAGACATGGCTGATACTAGGTAGTAATCTGTCTGTTTGATAGCCTCTCAATGAGGCTTTTCTTTTACACGGAAAACAGAACGTATGTTCTTTATTTTTCAAAAATTTTTAACTCAATTTGTTAAATGAGCTTAGGAGGCGTTCTTCTTGGTGTATACAAAAAGTCATTTAGAAGATTGGATTGAAAACTTATACAGAAGCATCAACATCATCACACCTGAGCAAATTGATTTCGAGCGCATAGCAGAGTTGTTAGGCATAAGGGTTTATTTCAAGCCTACCCCTAGCTGCACTTTCAAATATAATGACGTGTATACGATTATCTTAGATAGCCGGAAAACCCGCTGTGAGCAGTGGGACGACTTCGCTCATGAACTATGCCACCTTTACAGACATGAAGGAGATAAAAAAACAATGCCAAAGTTCTGGTCAGATTATCAGGAAAGACAAGCAAATTACTTCTCATATCACTTTTGCATCCCTACTTTTATGCTTCGTGGAATGAAAATTCCACATAATCATTTTTTTGACGCCCGTCTCATCGCCAAGACGTTTAAAGTCACTGAATCGTTCGCGACAACACGATTAAATATGTATTTCAATAAAATGCGCCTAATTGTTTAAAAAGAGAACATTAATAATGATATAACCATAGAGGGGCGAAAAACATCCGATCAATCAAAATACACACGATTTGAGGTGAAAAAATGTACACTAAGGAATTGATCAAAGGAAAGAAATGGTTAGCTATGGCTGATGGCCCCAAACATCCAGTTACCGGAAAGCGCCGGCAAATATCCAGAAGGGGAAGAACTAAAAAAGAGGCAGAACAGAAGGTTCTTGATGCAATTGCGGCAATGAAAAAATATAAAATTGATGAATCCGTCGTTAAAAAAATGACATTTGAGCAATTGGCTGCTGAATGGTTTAATTATTATGCCCTCACTTCTGGTAACAAGAAAGGCACGCTTAGAATCAGAAAAACGGAAATCCAACTTCTAAATAAATTTATAGCCAAAATATATATTGTTGATATCACATTAAGGGACTATCAAGAAATATTAAATGATCTTGTGGCGCAAGGGTATGCTCGTAACACAATTAGTGGTGCTCATACTACTGCTGGTATGATTTTTAAGTATGCTGTAAAGATGAATTATCTAAAAGAAAACCCCATTTCCGGGGCGGTTGTGCCCAAAAAAAGATTGACGATAGAAGATATCGAAAATAATAAAATTGAAGAAAAGTATTTCGAAAAACATGAACTTGAAGAATTCCTATTGGCTACAAAAGAATTTGGACTAGACTTGGATTTTGAAAGATTTTATTTACTCGCCTTTTCCGGGATGCGATCAGGCGAATTATGTGCCCTTAAATGGTCAGATATCAATTTTGAAACAAATGAAATCCGTATAACCAAAACCATATATTCAGAGAAAAACAATATGAGAGATTATGAATTGATACCGCCCAAAACTGCCGGTTCAATCCGTACAATCGAAATGGAAGATCAAATCATTGATATGCTAAAGGATCACCAGAGGAGACAGAAAAAAAGGAAATTGAAATCACGAATCGATCCGGAAGAATACCATAATGAGAATTTTGTTTTTGCAAGAGAAAACGGCTATCCTTTTGTTCCGTTTAATCTAATCCCACGTATGCACAGGATACTTAAAAAAACATCTATTAAAAAACATGCTACGCCTCACATTTTCAGACATACACACATCAGTATGTTGACGGAGGCCGGCGTAGACCTACCAACGATTATGGAAAGAGTGGGACATGATGACATGAAAACAACAACGCAAATTTACACACATGTCACTAAAAAAATGAAAAAGGATGCTTCACAGAAAGTTCAACAAACCTTCGGAAACATCCTCAATATCGGTTCTTTGTGA